AACGGCAAAAGAAATCCAGATGCAGAATATCCTGCATACAAATCAGGCTGTACATATTGTCCTTTCAAAAAGCGACATGACCTTTGTAATCCAAAGCAGAGGTTGGCTGTATGAAAATAGGTATAATAGGAAGTAGAGAATATCAGAACTACAGAAAAATAAAAGATACTATATTTTCGTTAAAAAATAGATTTGATGATATTACAATAGTTTCAGGAGGTTGTTTAGATGGTGCAGATAGATTTGCTAAAAAATATGCAATTGAACTTGGCTGTAATTATATAGAGTTTAATCCTGCTCATACACCTAAAAATTTATATTCTGCACTTCATGAAAATTACTATGGAAAAACTTATCAGCCTAAGAACTTTTTTCATAGAAATAAAATGATTGCAAAATATGTTGATTGTTTAATAGCTTTTATACCAGAAGGTAAAAAGGCAAGTGGAAGCGAACACACTATAAAAGAAGCAAAAAAATTAGATAAAAAAGTCGTAATTATTTCTTAATAAAAATATATAAGTATATATTTATATATGTATTTATTACAAGGAGATAGTTATGAAACAGAAATTAACATCAGTAAAGGTTGATATAGATTGTTGGGATAATTTTAGAAAGCTTT